TCTTTTTGTTGTGATTGTGTCTGCCATTAATCAGCCCTCTTAGCTTTCTTCAAGCCTTTGGGCTTTTTAAGGTCTCCACAGTTACAGACGCCTTTGCATTTGTAACTACCTTTTGGACAGTCTACTTTCTCTTCTTTGGTTCTAAGAGACCTGCTACGAGTTCTAACCCCTGCGCCGACCTTCTTAGTCCCAACGTCGCGTTGGACCTCAAAGATGTCTGACTGGGCAAGTAACTTTTTAACAAATCCTGAGTATCTTTTGTCATCTTCGTCAAACGTGTGGACTTCACCGGGGTGAAACGTAATACTACGCCCGCCGTCAGTCCTAAGCCCACAAGCCCTATGCCCTTTATACCTAATCGTAACCATGTATTCATAGCTCCGATTATGCCAGTTTTAAGTCTGTTATTAGTCCCTGTGATGCAAATTTGGTACAGATTAATTCACCAGCAGTCATGAAAGCATAGTTTCTTTTCAATGCTTGCACGTTTGCCAAGTCTTCTTGTGCTAAGAAGGTAGTTGGTGCTGCAATCTTCATGTACAAGTGTTCCATGTCCAATAATAGCATTGGTCCCATTCCAGTTCCACCAGATTGGTCAGTCATTGTGTCTGCCAAGTGTTGTGTTGCGTAGATTGGTATGCTGTCATAATATCCAACACGTCCATCTAAGTTCATTCCCGGTTGTGAAGTTACTCCATTAGTTCCCTTTGGTGCCTGAGCATCCATTGTCATTCTCCATGTTGCATTAGATGTTCCTGCTGTCAATAGCTGTTTTAATTCAGACAACTGTTGATAACCAGTTAAGAAAATTAGGTTGTCATAATTTGCGCCATTCTCAATCGCGTTCTTGATTGTTGCGTCAAGGATATCCAATGTCAATACTTGGTTTGTACTACTGTTATGATTAACATAAGCATCTGCCCATGTTGCTCCATCTCCTCTTGCTGTCAAATTGTAAACATCTATCTCTGCTGCAACGGTTCCTGAACGTGCGGCTACTTGAGCGTAGTTACTTGCAATACGTGTAAGTGGTGTAAAGTTTACATCACCTGCATCGACTGTTGCAACTGCTGCGTAATCTGCACATAAGTATTGGTCTATGTAATAAGAGTGTGCTTCTGCTGCTTGCGCTCTTAGGAAAGTTGCTAAACCTTTTACTCCGTCATCTGCTTCAGCTAGGATAGCTGCTCTTGTAGAGACAGTGTAAGGACTTACAATTTCTTTGATGGTTGCAGTTACTTCTGCTAGGTCTGGTACATCAGATGTTCCAAATGCTGCTCCTTCTGCTTTACCTATGTTAGAAGCTGCTGCCGTTCTTGCAGTTAATACTCTCCAACCTGATTGTGTCCAGCCTTCTTTTCTGAAAAGCTTGAATACATCGGATTCTGTGTTTAGCTGATTGAAAACACTTGCACCATACATTGTGTTAAAGTATGCTGTGTCGCCTGTTGTCAAATCATCTTTCTTTATGCCGTATCTTGCTGAGATATCTAAACCGCCGCGATAGTAAGCATTGACGTAATCTTCAAAACTCATTCCAGCCATTCTAGAAACCTCCTGTTATGTTTTTGTTTGCTGCCATTCTATCGATTTCCTCTAGTGATTTTGATACATTCAAGAAGTCAATTTCCTTTTGTTCTTCAGCTTTTGGAGCTGGAGCAGGTGTTGCTTTCTTTCCTGTATAAACGTTAATTCCATGTTTCTTCAAGGTTGCTAAAGATTTTTCTAAATCTTCGATTTTTGTAGATTTCTCTTCTTTGTCATCTTCGACCATTTTTTCTTCTTCTTCTTCTTCTTCCTCTTCTTCAGGTTCTTCTTCCTCTTCCTCGTCGTCTTCGGCTTTCTCTTCGCCCATATCTTCAAGGTACGCAAGTACTTCTTTTAGCTTAGCAAGGGTGGTTTCCATATCTTTCATTAATGCCTCTTCCTTACCAAGTTCGACTGGCTCATCTAATCCAGCGGCTATTTCGACTTCCTCTGTTTCAACGATTTCTTCGTCGGTAGATTTAGCGTGATTGCCACCACAACTGCATTCTGTCATGTATATAGACTGAGAAAAGGGTATATAAGCAACTAAAAGTTTCCGGAAACCTAAACTTTGTATCTTGTTCTGCCACCTTGTCCAGTTCTTGGACCGCGACCTCTACGTTTTCCTTCACCCAATATTCTACGTATATTTTGTGGAGTTAAATTTGGATTCTTTTTAAGGTTAGGACCTTCTGGTGAAAACATTGCCCTTCTAAACTCAGACCCTACTGGGTCTTTTACATTAGCTGGAGTTTTACCACCAGTTCTGGGCGCACCGGGATTTGGTTTTCTTGCCCCTGCCCTCATAGCTGCATATTTCCACCATAGCTTACCACAGAAATTCTCTGGTTTAGCTATCTTCTGACCATAGTATCCTCTTAACTTTCTAGTATTGTTCTTACAATTCTCAAACTCATTCTTGGTAGGACCTTTACCTCTCCTTCCTCGTGCTTTCCAATCTGCACGGCTCTGAGGCTTTTTTTTTAACTCTATTCCTTTCTTTACCATACACTTACGCGTGCCTGCGATATCCCACATTAACTTATCTATCTTATTTAATCGCATCTTTGTTAATATATCATCTATTGCTTTTCGCGCCTTACCAAATCTCCTAGCATTCATTGCAGCGTGTTGTCTTTCTGCAAGTCTGCGCGTAGGATGACAAGCCCCTTTGATTGGTTGACCTATCTTTCCCGGAGTCCTGTGATGTAATATACACCATTTGTTTCCTCGCCTTCCTAGTTTCTTCTCCAAAGCATTGTCTATCATTCCCTGTACATCATCTAATGTTACTTGCTTTGTCAGTTTAATTGGTTCTGTTTCTTCTTTTGCTGCTGCTACTGCCGTAACAGTAGCCTCTGGGTTAGCTGGTTTGTTGCCAACCCATGATACGGACCAGAGAGATAGCTCAGAGATATTGTTGTGACAGACTTCTCCTTCGCAAATCTTCTCTTGTTTTTCAGCTTCCCCTCTAATAGAGGAGCCGCCCTTGTCACCGTAAATTTTCATTTCATCCCATACTCTAGTATGCATAGGAAGTTTGTCGTGTATTCCAACTCTAATTTTAACCTTACCGTCTTTAACCTTATATGCAAGAGGTAGCCCTACTGGCATCTCCTCATGCTTGTATGAATAAACCCCGTATTTCATATAGAAATCCATGGACTCTTTAATTGTGTCAGTTCCTATCTTGTCGTTCTGTTTGTCGATGATAGGTGAAGAAATAAACGTTTCTAAAATTCTCTCGTTATACCACTCTGGTCGATAGACCTGCCACTTAGTATTCTGAGCATCTGCCACAGCCTAAGATTGGCCGCGTGTATATAAGTAATAAATCTTTTCCGGAAACTACTTGCCTGCCCTTTCTTTAGCTAGCCTTCGAGTCTCTTTACGCAAGTCAGGCATAGATTCACTTACTGCTTTAAAGATAGGCTGTCTAGCTTCTGCAAACGGTTGATTCTTATAGATACCTCTGGCAACTACAAATGCAGGTTTACCATAAATTCTAGAGTATTCCTGTATCGTTGCCGAGTTCCAATTTGGAAATGGACTAGGACCTCCATACTCTATCAGCCCCATAGCTGGATGGTTGCTTGTAACTACTAACTTGCTACCTTTTGTTGAAACTGAAATAGATTCTGCTAACCTGCCAGTATGCTTTTTTATTCCAGATTCATTCAAATAATATCCAACATTATGTTCTATATCTGGTTTAATCTTCTTAATTGCCTTTGCAAATATATCGTCCCAATTACTAGCCTGTTTAAAAATATTTAAAGAATGCTTTGCTTTAGATGCATTAATCTTAACTCTCATTATAGATAAGACGCTACTTCTTCAGGAGATGCATCACCGTACTTTTCTTTCCACTTACGATTTACTTCCTGTGCAACATTCTTTCTCATTAACATTCTCTGATTCTTGTTGTACTGCTTCATGTACTCGCCCTTGTTATTCCAAGCCCTATCATGCTCACACTCTTCACAAAGACCATTAGACATCAACCTAACTCGGCTTTCTCCTGCCATACACTTCTTGCAACTCTTCATGGTTTTAATGCCCCTACTTCTGGTTTGTCATCCGTAACTGTTACTTGTGGCTCATCTGGTAATTTCAAATTCCCATCCTTATCCAAAGTTGCCTTGATTCCTAACTTATTTAATACTGTAATTATATTTGCCTTCTGTAACATATTAGCCAAATGTGTCGCTTCGTTCTTTACATTGATATCTGCAAACTTAACCTTCCATGTTTTAATTCCCATCAACTTCATCAATGGTCTAAGGAATCCCATTTCCAAACATTGTTGGGTTTCTAACACAGTTCTGTCAAACAAAGAAATCTGCTCCCCTTCTGCATTCAATCCACCTACGCCTGCTGTGCTACCTGTTACTATCGGCATCACTCCATAAGCTGCGTTTATATCGTTGTTAATGCGCTCCATGTAAGGCAAAGCCATCAACTCATCCATGTTAGGCATAACGGGTACAAACTTAGCCTGACCACTTCCAGTACCTTCTCCCCTACTACTTATAATAGGAACAAAGTTTGGATTCCTTCGAGTTTCCTCTGCTATGTATTCTCCTAAC